TCAATAATTCCTAATTATCAGCTCGCGAGCGGGCTTTCTCCGGCCGCCGCCACCGACGGTATAATCGATGTCGACAGACTCGATAATCAGCTCGCGAAACACCTCGCGCATTTCCGGAATATCATTGACCGAGACAATCATCTTGCCCTTGATAGACTTAGCCAGACCGGCCATCTTTTCATACTCATCAAACGCAAACCCAACACCATAACCCTCTGTCTCCCAATAGGGTGGATCAAGGTAAAAAGGGTATGAGGCCGATCATAACGCCTAATGCAATCATCCCAGGTCACGTGCTCAATATAGGCCCGCGACAACCGCAAGTGCGCAGCCGACAACTCCTCTTCAATCCGCAGCAAATTCAACCGAGGAGCACTGGTAGTTGCGGTGCCAAAGGTTTGATTAGCCACCTTACCGCCAAAGGCTAGCTTTTGCAGATAGTAAAACCTCGCGGCACGCTGAATGTCTGTCAACGTTTCAGGCGGAGACTCACGCAACCAAGCATAAATCTGTCGACTAACCAAAGCCCATTTAAACTGCCTTACAAACTCCTCCAAATGATGTTTAACCACCCTGTAAAGGTTCACCAATTCGCCGTTGATGTCATTCAATACTTCGACATCGGACGGTTGTTTCATAAAAAACAAAGCCGCGCCGCCGGCAAACGGCTCGACGTAGCATTCGTGATCGGGAAACAAAGGCAGAATAGTCTTAGCCAGGCGGCGTTTTCCGCCCACCCATGGAATAATTGGTTTTGACATGAGGCACCTCATTACATGGCGCTCGAGGCGCGCTAGTGAGAGGCTCAACGGCCTTCAAATCATTCAGCGTTCCGCACCGGGAACATTTAATAGCCAAGCGAATAAACTCTGCCTCAGCCAATTTTCTACCGCAACAACCGCAACGTACAATTTCCATAAAAAGCCACTTTGAACTAGGCTTGACACGCTGTGTACACGGCGCGGTGCCAAGGCCAGAAGCAGCTCGCTCTGCGGATGGTGGCCGGCGATGGTGTTAGCGCACCATCGCCGGTCGCACCGTTTAATCACTCACCGAACACAGCTGGCCAGTTGGACAATACGTCATAATTCGATAAATCGGCAGCCGTTTGGATAGCAGCCTTATGCGCCTGACTAGCTGCAAACACCATGGCCTGTTGCAGCCCCGCGCTACTCACCAAATCAAACGCCACTTGCACGGTAATCGTCACGGACGATCCATCCATGGTGGACCACTGCACTGGTTGTCCACCAATCGTGATGTCATCGTTCATAGTGCCGCCGGCCGACAACACATCACGCGCTTTGTCTTTCAGGCCTAAATGCTGAGTCAGACTAAATTCATCCGAATGAAACCACTTGGCAACACCGCCAATTTGCACCGGAAACCCGGACCGCCAAAGTCGTGCCCGTTCGATGTCTACAGACGCAAACAATTGATCTCGTATAATCGACATTGACAACGGCTGCGGCAAAAACAGCCCACCAACAAACTGATCGCCAATATTTGCCGTATTGGATTCCACAAATCCGCCAATAGCGGCCTCGGATTCCACGACGTTAACTACCACCCCATTATTAATTTCAGCCAGCCTCATTGCTACTCCACCCATTCCGCTATAAACAATCCCGCCGAACCATTTCCACCGCCGCTGCCTAGCCCTATGCCGGCACCGCCGCCAGCGCCAAACCCGCTTGCATCGCTGCCCACTCCGACGCCTGTTTGCCCGCCGATACCCGCAACACCAAATGGCGTTGAACCACCATTTGGACCCACACCAATTGACACCGATGACACCGCAAAACCAAGGGCAGGAGCAATCTGAAATATATTTTTATGAGGCAGCGCCAGCGCAGCTGCATTCGCCACGCCTTGGAGCTGCCCGCCGTTGATCACTGCTGTTGTCGTGCCTAGGCCGCCAATGCCACCGCCAGCTGAATAAACTACACCGTTTATTGTTATCGTGGTGGCAATACCGGTGCCACCATTGGCCCCAGGTCCGCCGCCTGCGCCAGCCGCACCAATCACCACCGCGTAATTGGTATTAGGCTGTAGGCCGGCGATTAGGAACTCGATAGCAGCACCCGCACCGCCGCCCTGAGCCAAGGTAAATGCGGCATCCGATCCGCCACCGCCACCGCCACCACCAACCAGAGTCAGTTTAATAACCGTTGAGGGGGTAATGTTGGCTGACGTTAAAAAATTGCCGCTGCTAGTAATCTTAATCAGCTTTGGTTGCTTAAGTATTTTGATGGCTTGCCGCAATTGAGTATTGTCCACTTTAGACAATACCAAGCCGGCGGACAGCACCACCTCAACAATCTCCCCTTGCACCGCATTAAGCCAATCATCTGTCAATTCGGTCGGTGCGCGATTTATCAACGCATCTTCGGAAACAAACTGGTTGCCGATATGCCCCGCGCCGTCAATCTTATGCATAACTCACCTCTCCACCGCTGCCGGTGATGTCTTCAAACCATAAAAATACGTGCGCCTGCTTAAACTCGGCCAACGCATCCCACAATACTTTCGAATCGACCACCGACCGGTAATAACGCACGCGCAGAATATACCGGCCTCGATGCCCCCAGCACCTATCGCCGACATGACTACCCACGCGCAGCGGCCGGGTAACTAAATGATCCACCTGCACCAAATCCACCGGGAATGTCGTAGCCGGACCAGCTGCACTCCAGCAGCGGTCGCCAACGTGACTGCCAACCGCCAGCATTTTTCGCGGCATCGTCTCGCTCACGCCAGCAATGGCCTCATTAGCTACACGTCGATATTCGCTGATATGCCAGCTGCTAATCTTGGGCCGGTGGGTTTCGATAGCGTTGTCCAATACAAGCTGGGTCGCCGCTTCAACACGCGCCAATTCAGATGCCATGCCAACCAACAAGTCATGACCCAGCCCACCCACCGGCCAGCGCCAGGCCGCGCCAGGCGGCAACAGGCCCTGTTCCGCAGCGGCGAATTCGTCATCCGTGTGCAGAGTAATTTGCATTACGCCCACACCACCGGTTGCAATACAAACACCTCGCCGGCGCCGATGGCGATATCCGCGAGCGGCGCAATCCGGGTGTACTGGGTCGTTACGGTGGCAATTGCCGCATCGATCTCCGCCATGGCTAACAACGACGTCTCGCTGGACTCGGCCAGCACCAATGCCGACAGCGCCGCCGTGATGGCGTTACGGTTATCAACCGTGTCGTAGCCTGGCAGCAAATCAATCGATATTGTCACGGCATGTACTAGCGGCGCAGCCACTGACCAATCCGCTGTCGCCGGAGCTATATCGGTTAAATACGCCGACAACGCAGCCAGCACAGCCGGCGACGGCAGACGATTTAATAAACCGTTACAAATAGGCCGAACAATCACCGTGCCCAGACCAAGCGTCTGGGGCTGAACCAATGCGGTCGTAATAGAAGGATGGGCAGACTTGGCCCAATAGCGATAATCGTCCGGCTTGCCGGAACGAGCGCCACGCGTCACCATCGTGCGCCATTCATCCGCCACCCGTGCCCGCCAGCTTTCTACGGTCTCTTGTTCCGCGCCGCCGGTTAGGCCGCCAACGGCAACTGTCAATGTGCCGGATATACCAGGAACCGGGTCGACCAAAGTCAAAGTCTGTGCGGCCAACATATTGCCGGCGCTGCCGGCCGTATTACAGCGCGCCGATACCGGCGTGGAGCCGGCGCCCAGCGTTACCGCAGCCAACACTGTGTAATCCAGGCCATTCTGGCCGCGCAGCACGGTCTCGGCCAGCAAACTGGTACCGACGGTACCGGTCGCTAACACATTACCGGTTGCCGCAGTGGCACCCAGGCGATCCACACCGTATAGGGCTGCCCAGTCATATAAGCGTTCCAGTTCGCACGTCAGCGGCGAGCACTGCTTATCGATCCACTCCAAATTGCCATGCTGAGCGTGACACGCCCGCGCCCACATCGCCGCCAACGGCCCACGCAGCACCGCCGGCACGGCTGCCAGATCGGTTTCGATGCGGGCTTTTAATTCGACATACGAGGGGCGGACATAATCGGTCACAGGGGTACACTCATATTAAAGGTGCGACCATTATGCAAACCGGTGATGATCATAAACACACTGGAAACGTTTCCAGCGCCGGCCTGCTCACTTACGGATACTTCTGTAAGGCCATGATCGAGCAAGGCTTGCTCAACCATCGATAACGCCTCGCGCCTGGCCGCATCGCTAAGGCCTTGGTAACGCACATGCCACAGGCCGGTGCCGGCTTCCGGATCGGCCCACCAGCCCCGGCGCTCATAGCGATCAGGCACGCGGCTGGCCGGCGCTTCCGCATCGGTAAACAACACGGCATACACCAGGGTTTCAATCGCCGCCTGCGCATCGTTCAGCGCTGGATCATCAAATTGCAGATCGAATACGCCGATATCGATTTGGACTAGTTTCAACATAAATTCCTCAGTGCGGCTCGCCAGTATTGCCGCTACCCGGCTGAACGTTATTGTGCAAATGATGCCGCACCGAAATACCGCCTACGATGACGTCGCCATCCGGTACCCGCATATTAGGAACATTACTGATCGTCAAATCATGCCCGCCGCCATCGATTGCAATGCCATTGCGACCCAACTTGATAACGTGGCCGATATCGTCATGCAACGCCACTTCGCCCGCTTGCAACTCCAGCTGGTAGCGCTTATCTCCAACCACCAACGCCACGCCATAGGAGCGGTCGCCGCCTGGAAATGCCAAATACACCTGTGCGCCGGGTTGTGGGCGATAACTAAACCCATACGGTTCAACTCTCGCCAGGTTGCCCAACACCTCGCCATCCAACACCTTGGCTTGCACCCGATCAGGCCCAATCAACGTCGCCACGCCGTGGGCAAACAAGAGCTGCAACCTAGCCCAAATCTGTTGCATAAATCACCTTATCCTGGGCTTTGTTAGCTTTATGTTTGGCGCCTTTCTTAGCCTTGCCGCCAGTCTTTTCTTCACCGATAAACGCTTCGCGCTTCATCACCGTCAACCGGGTCATGCTGCCGCGCTGGTCGTCCAGGGTAAAAGCGCGATCACCGATTAAATACACGCCGTCGATATCGCGCATGGGAATAATCACTCGCACTTGGGTATTGATGTCCCACACGCCGCCGGCATGCGTCCAGCCGTACACCTCCAGATCGATACGATGGGCGCGGGCCAGACGGCGGTTGCGTTCCAATGTCGCCCGCCGGTCGCAACCGCCCAGGCCTTGACCGGTCTTGTCGGCCAGGATATGCAACGGACGAAAATAATTGATGCCGCTGTCTTTTACCGCGCCCTTCAATGCCTGATCAGTGGCGTAGTCATAGCCTTTAACCAGATAATCGGAAAAGCGCAGCTTGTGCTCGTTAACCACATCAAACGACTCGATATGCTCGCCATATACCAGCGTGGCCACGGGTGCTGCGTCGGTGGGCTTGGTTAGAATCACACCGCCGTCCGGCGTGGGGTATAACAGCAAATTGGCGGCGCGGGCGGCATTGATTAGGGCATTGGACGGCGACTCGCATTGCATCGCAAAATCGGGCACTACGGCGGTGTCGGCATCGATCTTCACAGGCACGTTAAACGTGCTGCAAAGCTGCTTCACAATCTCGCCGAGTTTTAATCCGGATAAGGTTTTCGAGTATTGGCAATCGACCAACTCGCGACCCAACGAACGCGCATCAATGGCAATACTGTGGCTGTTGGCATCGACATGTTCATGGTCGATATCGGAACGGATTGTGGCCACCACGGTTTCGCCGATTAACACTTCGATCTTGGTGTTGGCATCTATACCCAACGCCTCGCCGCTGCCGGGCCGCGTCACAGCCAGATTAACCGAGGCTGCCAGATCGTCAACCGAGGCACTGATATGCACGTTTTGCCAGTACGCATAGCGCTGGCCGTTGAAACGGATCTCAACCATACACCCGCCCACGCACAAATAACGGATGCCGCACGCCGTTGCGCGCTAAAAACACATCCTCATCAATCTGTAGCCGATGCGCCAACACTGTAGATGGCAAATACCCGACCAAGTCGCGCACTTGCTGCGGCTGTAAGTCCTGCGCCATCACCGCTTCCACCAGCGCAGTGCGGGCTGTGACAGCCGCTTGAAACACCGCATCCGGCAAGGTGGGTAGCAAGGTATCGTAAGCCGTATCAATCGCCACCAGCGCTGCCGTGCGGTCCACTTCGGCCCGATAATCCACCAGCGCCACTTGCATCGCAGCCGCCAAAAACAAACGGCTTTGCAACGCCGCATCGCGGGCCAAATTGCCGCGCACGGCGCTATCGGTCGCGGCCACGCCGCTTAAATTGCTGTACGCGGTATTAGTCGACAGCGACACCAAGCGGGATACCAAGCGGGGCCGGTCGGTATCGGCCAAGCCGGCATCGTCCGCGCCCAAGCCGATGGCATTACTCAAGCCGCGAAAAGCATTGGCATAGCTGCCAGGAATGGCTGCCAGCGTACCCAGATCGCCTTTGATGCCGGATACCAAGCCCAGCAGCTGGCTAGACCACGTCAGCGGCAAGGTGGCAAAGCTGATCGCTTGCCGCACAAATTCCAGCTTGCCTTGCACTTGCGCAACAAACGCCGACAAGCCGCCGGCACTCATCGGCAACAGACTAAAATCGGCGACCACCGCACCGGCAAAAGCGTCGATGCTGCTGGCGGCGATATCGACTTGATCAGGCGTCGCTTCCGGCGGCTTATCGCCACCCGCTACCCAACTAATCGATACCGTGCAAAAACCGTTCTGGTCATTACTCTCGCGCCGTGACCAGCTAACAGGCACCACCCAAATCCGGCCTAACCAGGGATGCAACAACCAGTCGGCGCCGGGCTGGTTCAGCACTTTTATCAGTTCAACCGCTTCCCGGTCGTAATCGTTGCCGATGAAATAGGCGTTCAGCTGATAATCGCCTGCCTTGCCGCCCATGTCTTCAACCACCGGCTCTTCGGCACCGGGAAATTCATGCACGGCTTTTCTGCGGCCGCCCTTAGCATCATGGCTATCGGTCAAAAACTCGATGTCACGCCAGCGCGCATTGCTCCAGCGGTCGCGATAGGATTCGGCCATCAGGGCGCTCCGTTAAACAAGTTGCCGGTGTTGCCCTTGGTGGTGACGCTGACGCCATCCGACTTGGATTTTTGCTTAACCATAAAGCCGGGCGTGGTGGACTCCACCGTTAAGTGCACTTCGGATGCCGGGCCAGGCTTATTGAATAAATCAAACAGCGCAGTACCCGCCGTATCGTCTTTATTGCCAGTCAACTTTCGCACAACCTCATCAACGAGCGGCGTAACCGTGTTTGTGCCAAATTCATAACCGGCCACCGCAGCGGAAATAAGGCCAGCCGCAGAAACCAATTTTGAAGACGCCATCGTTGCCGCGCCAGCTAAACCACCAGTACAAGCGGCACCGCCGAGCGCAATCGAAAGCGCCCCAGCCGCAGAGGTAGCAGCTAACATAGGAGGCCCCACACCGAGGACAGCGGAACTTAAATCTGGGAATCTTTGTGATAAATCGCTAAAACCCTCGGCAACCCGGCCAATGATTGGCGTCAAGTTATCCATAGCGTTCTTTTGTGCGATAGCCGCTTGCTGCTGGGCTTCCCTGACTTTAAACATCGGCGAATCTGTCATAACCGACTGATCTTTATCGATCTCGCCGCCGGTCCTCACATCATTAGCTTTGACCTCGTTGACAACCTTAGTTACAAACTCACGATTGTTCATGTACGACAGAAAACCCATCAGGGCCTGCCGGTCTTGAATCAACTTGCCGATACCAGCGCCTTCCGCGATTTTTGCCATGCTTTCAAGCGCAGCCGTTCTTTCTTCACTATTCTTGCCACTCTTAAGCTTTTTTTGCAGGCTTTGGTAGTTTGTGTTTTTAGCCACACTCTTATCGAGCAACTCGACAAACGCATCAATACCGTCAACACCTTGCCCGCGCCGCTTTTGCAAATGCCCGCTCAGATCGATGCCTAGCTGCTTTTGCACATCCTTGGCGCTATCAGCGGAATTGAGCTTCTGAAGCATATTGACGACGTTATTGCCGGCTTCGTCCTTTGTGCCGGCATTGAGGATAGCGCCTTGATTGATCCCCACTAGCTTTGCAAAACCGGCCTTACCCGAAATGCCGGCTGCTCCAGCGGCTGCCATTTGTTGCGGCAACCATTTGGACATATTTTCCAGTTCGAAATTACCGGCCTTGCCACCGGCATGTGCCATATTAAGAATATTTGCGAAGTCGTCTGGAGCAATACCAAACCCCTTGATCGCCTTGATGCCTATTTCAGCGAGATTGGTAGCGCTGGCACGCGATGCGTTTTGCCCTCTCATCAACGATGGCAACATTTTCATTGCGTCAGCTGGACCGACAGCCCCCGAATTAATCAGAGTTTCCAAGGCGCCGGCGGCGTCTTCCCGCGTACCTCCCTCTTTGATGGAGGAATTAATAGATTCTTCTAACTGTTTGGCACCTATTAAACGGCCAGATTTATCACGCTCCCGAAACGCAGCATTAGACATATAGCGCAGGCGTTCATCCATGGTCATCGCATGCATTATCGGCGCTTGAAACGCATACCCGCCAGCGACCAAACCAGCGCCCACGGCCACACCGGTTCTAATCCGCCCCTGTGCCGTTTCAAAGTCCTTCGCGGCTTTGGCAGCGCGTTGTTGCTCCGCTGTCAGCTTGCCCATTTCATTGGTCAGCTTGGTAATCTTTTGCCGGGTCTTTTCGGCGGCGCGGGTGAGTTGGTCTTGGCTGAGTGTGCCGGATGCGGCCAGGCGTTTATAAGCCGCTTCGGTTTGTTGAATTTCGCGTTGAATTTTTTGCTCGGAGCGCATGCCCAGCGTTTCGCGGGCCAGGGATAGCCGCTCGAAGGAGGTGCGCTGCCGGCTGTTGGAACGCTCGACAGCGCTTTCGGTTTGCTTGGTGACTCTATCGACGTGGGCGGTGAATTTGTCGAGTCCGGCGCTTGCGCCTTTATCGACGAACTTTAGTCGTAATTCGGCCTCGGCGGCATTGGACATAAAAAAACTCCGGTCACGGGATGTAACCGAAGTTTATAGAGGTGGGTGCAAGGTGGTCAGGCTGGAAATGTTTCCAGAGACTACCGCGTCAGATTCTTTTAATTATTCGAACTTCCTGCCATCCATCGCCGCCGCCACCTTGGCCCACATAAACAACTCGGCCAGCGGCAAGGCTTTGGCAATGGGAAGCGGTTGATTCAACACCTTAGTCACCAACGCCACAGCTATGACGATGCGTCCGACTTTTTTTCCAGGTCGCGCTCCGCATCGTCCGGCTTGGGGAACGCTGCCAGCTCATCAGCCAGCATCATATCGGTCGCGATCTTTTCAGCCCGGAGATAATCCGGCCCGCGCAGCTGCTCGATCAACGCTTCGTCGGTGCCGGTTAAACTCGCGATTAGCGACACCCGCTGCGCCACACCGCCGCGCTTGTCGTAGGACAGGTAGTCTGCGGCGGTGGTGTAGTCGCGGAATTTGAGTTCGGTGACTTGGGTTTTGCCAAATTTTATGGGATTTAATAGTTTCATAATAATTACCCAACAATTTGCAGACCGGCATAGTGCACGGTTTGTTCAGAGCCTGAGTTGTTCGCATTGCCAACCGATGTAAATGGCGCGGACGACTGCAACAGCGACCCGCCGATATTACGGATAGTATTATTTGGGGTTGGGTCACAGTAAAAAGGAAAACTAGACCATACCAACTCTTGCCCTTCCAGCAAGCCTGGCGCGTTTCG